ACGATCTTCTTCACCACCTCCGCGATAGACGTGCTGGCCTTGCCGCTGCGGGCTGACACCATACCGATCCAGTTGCCGGTCTTGGTTTCGCCGGTGGACTCATCCTTGATCTTCCAAAGCATGATCTTGATGACCATCGGCTTGTTCGTCAGGCATGCGCCAAGGCTCTCATCCGTCGGCGCTTCAGCCTTGGCCATCAGCTTGCCACCCGCGTTGACATCGATCGCCGCAAGCATCTGCTTTGCCTTGTCGCGCTTCTTTGCGGCGTCCTTCGCACGCGGGTCATCATCTGTGACCCACAGCTTCTGGAACACCTTGCGGTTTTTGTATTCCGCAGGCTGCAGAACGCTCCAGCGCAGCGAGATGAAGCTGTTGTTCTCGCGGTCGCTGCCCCACTTGGCCTCGTCGATCGTGGCGAGGCACGAGGTATCTGCCGGGATCGGCTGGATGTCGCCGCCCCCCGCTTCAAATGTGCCGGTATTTTCGAGGCTGCCCTCGCTCAGTTCCCAAAAGCTCACGACAATGCTCCAATGTACTGGATAAGGGGGTTCACGCCGATCTCGACGTTAAGCGGTTCGGTGATGCCGTAGCGGTTCTTTGAGACATTCGCTGCGGTTGCATGCGTGATCAAAACGCGCGTGCCGTCGGAGATCGCTTTCTTGCGATCGCCTTCGCCGGTGGTGAAAGTCTCAAGCTTCAAGAAGCCCACGACGTCCACATCGTCCACATAGGCTGGCATGCTCTTCTCGTGCAGGCGCAGCGTGTAGCGCATATATGCATCATCGTCCGGCGGCTCGATGCGGCTCGTGTCAGCGTGCGCCACGAACACCGTGTTCATGCCGCGCTTCTCCGCTAGTATGCCCGCTGCCTTTCGCAGACGAGCATGCATGGCGCCGACAGCGTCACGGCCTGCGCCGTAGCCGCCCAGTGCCTGCTGGATCCCCTTGGGCTTTTTAGGGTCAGTGTCCACGACGTACTGTGTGAACATCCGCTCAAGAGCGGTGACCGAATCAACGACCAGCGTCTTGTATTCGTGCTCTTCGGTCATCAGCGCCTTCAGCTGATCCCAAAGCGCCTCCGGCCCTGTCAGGACCGGGAAAGCGTCAGGGCGCAGTGCTTGCGGGATTGCCTGCAGACCGTCTTCAGCGCGGATCACGATCGGCGCCGGGAACGTGCATGCAAGCGTGGTTTTGCCTAGTCCTGAGTCGCCACAAATCGTGACGATGACAGCTCGGTCAGCTGGTTTGCCGACCGTTGAAAGAATGCTCATTGGCATCTCCTTTTCTCAACGGCTTGACGATAGGCGCACCTGTGTGCCATTGTCAACATCCTCAATGTAATAAAACGCACAGGCTTGATATGGCAAAAGAAACACAAGCAGTTCGAGAGGCTTACGATCGTTTGCGATTGATCGTTGTGGATGGGTTGAAGGATCGGTCTCTCGCAAAGGTCGCAAGAATCGTCGGGCTGCATGAAAACACGGTTCGTCGAGTTGCGTCTGGTGACAACAAAAAGCCCACTGTTGAGACGCTTGAAAAATTAGCGGATTACCTCACCGGGGAAAAATGATGCTGCCAGCTTCTCCAAAGGCCGCCAAAGAGATCGGGTCAAAAAGATATTTTACAGGCATTGCTTGCAAGCATGGACATGTTTGCGAGAGGTATACATTCAACGCGCGATGCATAATGTGCTCACGAGATTTGTCTTACCGCCGGTCTCTTTTGCCGCATGTCAAAGCAGCAAACGCCATCTACAAAAAAACACCGGAATGCCGTGCGCAGCAAAAAGAATATGCAGCACGCGGAAGAAAATACCGCGCGAAACCACAAGCTTTCGTTGTTCCTTTGGACCTCCCTGCGGATGAGCGTGCGCGCATTTACGCGCGTAAGTATTACCACGCCAACAAACACAAAATGAAGAAACCGGACCCTGAAAAACGTCGGGTTTATATTAATCAATGGACGAAGAAAAATAGAAAAACGACTACAGGGGCGGCTATTTCTTTTATGCGTAAATGTTTGTCTCGATGTCTGTACAATAAAACAGATCGGACAGAGAGCATTCTTGGGTATACAAAAAAGGAGCTTGTGCTTTTTATTGGTTCTCGCTTTCAAAGCAAAATGAGTTGGGAGAATTATGGGGAATGGCACATTGATCACATCGTCTCAATCCATCACTTTCTTTCGGTTGGGGTTACGGATCCCAAAATCATCAATGCCCTTTCAAACCTTCAGCCCCTGTGGGCGGTAGACAATCTGGCCAAAGGAAAAAAACATGATGTTTTACAGGGACTTTAATGCGCTTGGTTTTCGCGTTTTTGGGCTGCACCAAATTGTTGGTGGGAACAAATGCGCTTGTGGTAACGAAGATTGCAAAGCAGCTGGGAAACACCCAGTGACGTCTGGGTGGCTTCACACACCCATCTGGGATGATGAGCAGCTTGATACTATGGAGCTGTCCGAACAGGTTGAGACTGGATACGGCGTTCTTTGCAAAGGGCTTCTTGTCATTGATGTCGATGCGCGAAACGGTGGGGTTTCTTCGTTTGAGCGCTTGAGATATGATTTCCCAGAGGTTGAAAAAGCCGGTCTAATTGTCAACACAGGATCTGGCGGCGGGTCAAAACATCTTTATTTTACAATCCAAACCGACATCGCTTTGGTTCCGCACCATAACGATTATCCGGGAATTGATTTCCGCAGCGGCCCTGCTTTCGTTGTTGGCCCCGGCAGCCTGCATGCGTCAGGCGCCCGGTACGAGGTGGCTTATGGGTCGCCGGACGATATTGATGCTGCACCGAGCGAGCTGGTCGCCCTGCTGACCAAGCCCGAACGTCACCGGGCAGAGCTCGGCGATGGCACAAGCATGGACGTGTCGCATGCGGATCTCGTCGAGATGCTGGCGCATATCGAGCCTGATTCGGACCACGAGACATGGGTCCGCTGCGGCATGGCGGTGCATCACGCTTCCGGCGGCACTGCCTTCGCCGTCTGGGATGATTGGTCCAACAAGGGTGCGAAGTATCCCGGTCGCGAATCATTATCAAAACGCTGGCACAGCTTCGGCAAGAGCACGAACCCGGTCACGCTCGGCACCCTGACGCACTATGCCGAGGCGGGCGGGTGGCGCGCGTCTGTCACGTTCGAGACCGAGCTCGACTTTCCTATTGAGGTGGCCCCGCTTACGCTCGACATCACGAACGTCAATCTCAAACGCCCGCCCGGCTTTGTCGGCGAGGTCGCGGCGTGGATCGAAGACCAGTCCTATCGGCCCCGCGAGCATCTCGCTGTCGCTGGCGCCCTGACGTCGATCGGCAACATCGTCGGTTTGCGCTACACCGACGATCTGAACGGTGTCACCACGAACCTTTTTACTTTTTGTGTCGCCGGGTCCGGCACCGGCAAGGAGCCCATCCAGCAGGCCGCAGCCGCCGTCATGAAAGCCGCTCGGATCCAGCAAGCGGTGCACGGCTCGATCAAGTCAGAGCAGGAGATCGTCCGCAATCTGGTGGACCATCAGGCGGCGATGTTCCTGATCGACGAGATCGGCATCTTCCTGAAGAAGGTCAAGAACGCACAGGCCAAGGGCGGCGCGTCATACCTCGACGGGGTGATTGGCGCCTTGATGTCGGCTTATTCCAAAGCCAATGGCTTCATGTTGTTGACGGGCGATATGAAGAAGGAGATCCGCAAGGGGCTCAAGCAAGAGCTCATGCAGCTCGAGAAGCAGGAGAACCCCAGCCCGGCCATCTTGTCCCGGATCGGGGCCGTGCGCCGGTCGATGGAGACGCTCGACTTCGGCCTCGACCGGCCCTTCCTGTCGCTGTGCGGGTTCACGACGCCCGAGACGTTCGATGAGCTCGTAGACTTCTACAATGCCACGAACGGGTTCATTGGGCGCTCTCTCTTGTTCACAGAGCGCGACACCACCCCGCCCCGTAAAAGGTCATTCCGGCCCCGGCCTATGCCGCCCACGCTCAAGCAGGCCCTTGAGAACCTCTATGCCGCCGGTAGCTTCGACATGACGGGTTCCGGCAGGGTGGAATATTACGACGAGCGCATCAAGATCCCCAGCACGCCCGGCGCTGTCGCGCTGATGGAACAGGCCAGCGATTCGTTTGAAGCC